CGATGTGGTGGATCGCGACTTCGCCGCCATCCTGCGCCATGCGCAGGCGATCGCCGCGCGTCCGGGCATCAAGTCCGTGCGCGTCTGGAGCCAAGGCGGCACGCTGCTGGCCTCGCTGACATGAGCGTCTGGAACGTCGGCGATCGGGTGCGCGTCGTCGCGCCGATCGAGATCTATCCGATTGCCACATTTTCCGTCGGGCTGACTGGCACCGTGTCCGAGATCGATACCGACCCTGGCTTTGGCATCCTCGCGATGGTTACCCTCGACGACCACTACGACGGCCTCGACGAATGGAGCAACGCGCTACAGGTCTGGATCGACGGCGCCGGGAGCGATTGCACGCTCGACAAGTTCGAAATCATCACCGACGACGCACATGTCTGACGTCGGCACGCTCGCCTACGAGTTCCCCGACTTCGATGCCGCCACGTTGCCCGCGATCCCCGACAGGTTCGATGCTTCGCATTGGCACAACGAGGCGATGCCGCATTGGGTGCGCCACGTCGCCGACGGCGCCCCTGCCTATCTGGAGCTATGGATTGACTATGCCGACACAGCATTGCGCGATTTCCCCGAGGGACAACGCTTCCTGCTGCGATGGCGCCGTTCGCCACAGGAAGACCCGTCGCTCGTGCTGGAGCACACGGACGATTGGGCGCTGATCCTGGCTGCGATCGAGCAGGTCGAGGCGCGCGTGATCGCGGCGCGATGGGTGGCGCGGTTCGGGCTTGGCTTTCATCCCGACACACGCGGACGCGACTACGTTCTCCCGGATTTTGCCCGCTGCCTGACCGATGCCGAGGCCGACGAATACGACACCGAGATCAACCGGCTGTTTGAGCTTGGCGGCGATCCGTATCAGCACGGGCTCGACGCGATGCGCGCGGCTGGCCTGCTCCGCCCGGGCGAGGGCGAGCGAGCACGCGAGGGAGGGTGAACGATGGCGATACAGCTTGGCGCACTCCGCGACGCGCTGGTGGAGGCCGGCGCATCCCCCGCCACCGCCGGGCGCGCGAGCGAGGAACTGGCGAGCTACAACGCCGAGTTCACCAGCATCCGCGATGATATGCGGAGCGGCTTCGCGAAAGTGGATGGCGGCTTCGCGAAAGTGGATGGCGGCTTCGCGAAAGTGGATCAGGAGCTAACGAGGCTTCGCGGCGAGATCAACCTGTTGCGCTGGATGATCGGCACCAACTCCGCGCTCTGCGTCGCCATCCTGCTCCGGCTGTTCATTCACTGAGGGCTGAGATCTGATGTGGAAAACAACCAAAGAGCAGCGCGAAAACTGGCTCGGCAGTGCCATTGCCTATGGGATCATTGGCTGGGCGGTGTGGTGCGCGATCGACGTGTTCGGCGCGATGGCCGGGGCGCTGCTCGCTCGCGGCTGCGGCGTTCAGGCGGGCTGAACGTGAACGTCAACGTCGATACCCTGGCCCTGGCGATACGGCTGGAGGCTGGGGGGTTTACCGTCGAACAGGCCCGCGCGCTCGCCGCCGCCTTGGGCGATACCGCGCAGGTCGCTGATCTGGTCACCAATACCGACCTGCTGGCGACAAAGGCGGACGTGAAAGCGGATCTGGAGCATCAGCTTGCACTACTCGAACAGCGCATGACGATCCGCCTGGGCGGTATGCTGGTCGTCATGACCGGCGTGATCGTCACGCTCAGTCACTACTGGCACTGACGCCATGGCGAAACCGGCCATCACCTTCACCGAGATCGAGCCCGGCATCGCCTACGAGTACGCCGTCATCCAAAACGGGCGGCGGATCGGTCGCGTGCGCAAGCAGGAGACGACGACCTATCCGTTCATCCCGAACGGCCGATGGATCGCCGACGACGGCACGATCCAGCGCGGCGGGTTCACGACGCGGCAGGCCGCCGCCGAGTGGCTCATCAAGGCCCCGCCGCCAGCGAAACGGATACCGCCTCCGCTCCCCTATAACCGCACGCGCGAGCCGCCACCACCGCCGCCTGGATACCTGGACGGCAGCGGCGCGATCAGCGACAACCGACAAGGCAACCTGCTCGATGAGTGACACCGCCGACCGCGACCCGCTCGACCTGCGCGCTGAGCTTGCCCGCATCGATCGCGACGCCGCCGAAACGCACAAGCTTTTGGCTGAAGTGTTCAAGCTGAACAGTGAGGGGCGAAAGTTCAATCGCGACTGGTGGATCGTGCCACTGACCGTGCTCGGTGCCATCCTGGCCGCGATCGTCGCCCGCTTGCCCGAGATCCTGCACGCATTCGGTGTCGGCCGATGAAACACTGGAAAGAACCTACTGAGGGCGGCGACGCCGCTCTCATCGCGGCCGTCGGCACGATCACCGACCCGCAGGAAATGCTGGAGTGCATCGTCGCCTACGCCAATTACCTCGGCAACGACCCCTACTACGCCCACCTCAACAGCGCAATGTGGCGGGCGGCCGCACGAGTAGCGACGACGCCGCCTCCGGCGACCGGCTGGGTCATCACCGCGAACGATAGCGTCGAGGCGATCTGTCTCGGCACCGAGGCCGAGGCCGAGGTCGTGTGCGCCCGGCTGCGCGCCGAAGACGACGAGAAACGGCGGCGAGCATATGGCGATCAGAAAGGAGACTGGTTCGGATGAGCGACCTTTACGACCGAGACTTCTACGGCTGGACCAAGGAGCAGGCGATTCTGCTACGCGCCGGCCGGGCCGCGGAACTGGACTGGTCCAACATCGCCGAGGAAATCGAGAGCATGGGGCGCGGCGCGCAGGAGCAGTTGACCAACCGCCTCGCCGTGCTGCTCGCCCACCTGCTGAAATGGCGCTACCAACCCAGCCACCGCGGCAATAGCTGGCGTCTGACCATTGTCGAGCAACGTCGACGCATCGCGCGGCTGATCCGTAAAAACCCCAGCCTCAAGGCCGCTCTCGCCGAAGTCCTGACCGATGCTTACGGCGACGCGCTGCTGATCGCACAGCGCGATACCGGCTTGCCCGAGAGCGCGTTTCCGCCGACCTGTCCGTGGACCTTCGATCAGGCCATCGGGGACGGCGAAGTCGAGGCCGACGCCGCCACATGACCCGCGACGACTTCGACGCCGCCCTCGATCTATTGCGCATCTCGCCCGGGGAGTTCGCGGCTCTGACCGGCCAGAACCCGGCCACTGTGCGCGGCTGGGGGAAGGTCCGCATGTCTGGCGGCGGACAGCGCCGTCTCCAGGATGTGCCCGGCTGGGTGTCGCCGCTGCTGGAGGCGTGGCAGGCTGCGCCGCGCGCGCTGGCCGCCAGACGTCGACAGCTTGAACCGACATAATGGAGGACTGAGAGATGCAGGACCAGTGGCAAGACCTGATAGACCGCCTCATACCGGCCGGGTATCGAGTGCTCAATGACGGACCCGGCCGCGAGGTTCTGTCCCACGAGAGCTGGGAGCATGGAATCGTCTACGGCACCGTGTTGGATGCCATCGACGCCGCTCGCCTCGACGCCCGGCGCGACATGGCGATCGAATTTCACGCCGAGGACTATGCCGAGGTGCGGACACGGATGGAGCGCGCCATCGACAAGCAGAACGAGCACGACCTTCGCGCCGTGATGTCCAACAACTTCAACATCATTCTGGCCGCGCTGAAGATCGCCGAAGCCGCGACAGAAGTTCACACTCCGGCATCGGCCTGACGCGGATGTTCAAAGTCCAGGCGCGCGCCTGCCCGACCTGCATCTACCGGTCGGACTCCCCGCTGGACATTCGCAAGCTGGAGGCCGACGTCGCCGACAAATACGGCGGCTTCCACGGCTGGCGCGTCTGCCATCACACGCGCGATGTCTGCTGCGCCGGCTTCTGGGCGCGTCACCGCAACAAGTTCGCACTGGGGCAGATCGCGCAACGTCTTGGCCTAGTCGAGTTCGTCACTGAGAGCGGAACGCGCCGCCGCCGTGCGTCCAAGCGTGCAAAGGCTACGCACCAGTAGATGTAGAAGCACTACGAACAGGACGCGCGGAACCTCACGGTCGGCACGCCATCCAGGCCCGGATAACCTCGGCCGCCGGATACGGATTTATCGCATTCCCGATCGCCCGGAGCTTAAGGACGTCACCCGGCACCCGCCGCGCCAGCGGGAATGTATTTACGAGCCTCCAGTCTCGCGTATCAAAACCCAACCTGATGAGACCCTTACTTTCGTTGTCAAGGCGTCTCCATACTTCGCCGACCGGGTGAGATGCGTATAGCACAGACCCCGCTTGATAGATGGCCGCGCGCAGTGCACGCAATTCACTCGCTGCGTGCCGTTCGCCGTGAAGTTCCGCGAGTGACAGCGACGGTGACAGGAGCCGCACAATGTCATGAAGTTCAGCGGGCTGTTGTTCATCGGATCGAGATCCATGTGATGCACATAGAGCCGCCCCTTCGATCGCGCTTTCCCGCACGCCTCGCACGTTCCTTTTGCGGCTTTCCCTGATTGGACGCGGCTCGTCATGGGCGAGGGGACAGCCCTCATCACTCCCTCCATCGCCGCCGCCATGCAAGCCCTGTTGCAGTACTTCCGACGAGCAAAGTTCGATCGGTCTTCTAGAACTCGGTTCTCCCACCTTTTGCGCACTAGCGGCGCCCCACACGCCAGACAGTTCTTCGCGGGGACCGGTAGCGTCGGCGGTGCCATTTACTTCTTCATGCGCGTTGGCAGTGGAGCGCAATCTAACCATGCCGGCGGTATCCCTTGCAACCAACCGGACATAAGGGGATTGAGTAGGCCGCCGCTTGCCGTCGCGGCATTCAATCCATTCAAGCTCGCGCCAGGGATGAAGTGCGCGACCTGATGGTTCAGGTTCTCCCCTTTCTTGCCGCCGCCCCGTTCCTCGTAGGTGTGGTGCGCCGGCGTCCGGTAGTCCCGCGCGTTCGGCGTCGCCCACCCTCGCTGTAGCGCCCGTTCCAACGATGCTGGCGCATCCTCGGAACCTTTCCGGGCGCTCCATGGCTCGCCGGCCACCAGAAGCTTCGTCGCCGAGTGCAGGTTGTCTGATATTTTCCCCGCCGCCAGACGCTTCGCCGAAAACCCCGTGCTCTCCACCGTGCGCAGATCCGACCCCGCTCCCCTGGCTTGCGCCGCCTCGCTCGCTCCGGTCCAGTCGCTTTCCCGGGGCGTCGGCCAGCCTGCCGTGCGGGCGGCATCCGTCAGCGTCTGCCCCGCGTTCGTCGCGCTGGTCCCGCTGCTTTCCGCATCCATAGCCGTCGGCGTCGGCCACCCAAAAGAACCGGTGTCGCAGGTTCGGCGCACCGACCCCCGCAGAAGGCAGTACGGCCGCCCCGCAGGTGTAGCCACAGTTTTCCAGGTCAGCCGATACAACGTCGAGCCAGATCCGGCCATCGACGCTTTCAACCTGCTCCCCAGCGAGGCTGACAGGTCGGCACTGGCGGATGAGCCAATGCCACGCGGGCCAGAGGTGGCGATCGTCAGCAAACCCAAGTCTTTTGCCGCTCTGGGAGAAAGGACCGCATGGACAGCTTCCGGTCCAGATGCGGCGGCCGTCCGGCCATCCGGCCATGCGAAGCGCGAGCGGCCAAATCCCAATGCCTGCGAAGAAATGGCACTGGACGTAGCCGCTGACGTCGCTGGGGCGGACGTCGCGGATGTCGCGGTCGTCGACATCTCCTGCTGGAATAAGTCCATCTGCGCAGAGATTGCGAAGCCACTGCGCGCAATTCGGGTCATTTTCATTGTAGTAAACGTCGCCGCTCACGCGCCCTGGGCCGGCGGCCAGCCAGGCTTCATCTGCGGAAACGGGATCTTGCAGAAGCGGCACAAGGCTTGATCGGTCGGCGACTGTATCGGTCCGTCGCCCCACTTCATCCGCATCCGCTCGCGGATGAACGCCAGCAAGCTTCCCAGCGTCAGGGGCTCCTCCGTCATGGCCAGCCGCCCCGATAAAGCGGCGTCGTCGCCATCTCGGCTTTTGCCGCGGCGATCTCGGCGCGCGTCATTGCATCGATTGCGATCCGGTCTGCGCCTCGCTTCGCTGCGCTCAAACGGTCCTGCGCGACCACCGTCGGATCGAGCTTCGGCACCAGCCGCGATGCCTCCTCGCCGCGCGCTCGTGCCAGCGCTCGCTTCGATGCCGAGTAGACGCCGCCGAGTTTCAGGCCAACGTCCTCGGCAATCGACGCCACAGGCTCGCCGGCATCGATGCGTCGGCGGATCGCCTCATCGCGCTCGCGGTTGTGCGGACGCATCAGGCGACCCGCCGGGCGTTGCGAACGGTCGCGTCGAACACCGCGATCGAGCGGACCACCTCGCCGCCCATGCGCTCGGCCTGATGGCGGATGCCGTACAGCACTGGCTCGGTGATGAAAATATCCTCGCGCATCCAGGCGCCCATGGCGTCCCAGTTGCCCCGCCAGCTTTCCGGCAAGCGGGCGGCGTTGGCGATCGTTTCGGCCAGGTCTTCGACGATGAAGCCGTTGATCGACGACATCATCCGCCCGTTGGTGGCGTGTTCGGCGAGGTGCACGTCGGGCTGACGCGCGATCCATGCCCGGATGCCGTACGGGTCGGACGGTCCGGCGGAGCCGATTGTCAGCAGCGGCGTCAGGCGCGCCTGGATGCCAGCGGTGATCCAGTCCATCGGCCCGTCAGGCTGCTCGGTTTCCGCCTTGCGCAGCACCTCCAGCAGCAGGGCGTGATCGCCCCCCGCCACACTCAGCAGGCGGCCAAGCGCCTTACGCGCCCGATCTTCGGGGTATCGGGTCAGGCGGCGGAAGATACCGAGGCCGTCCCCCCAAAGCTCGATTTTAAGCGCTTCCAGCAGGTCGATCTGTTCGCCCGGCGCGGCGGCAGCCGGCGCCGAACGAAGTGAGGCGGAATCTTTCTTCCTTTGTGAAGGTGAAGGTGAAGGTGCATCGTTTTGCCATGCGTTTGCCATAGGCGGGGCGATGGCAACCGCATCTGTTTCGCCATCTTTTCCGGATGCGTTTGCCATCGCCCCGCCATCCTTTTTGGATGCGGTCGCCATCGCCCCGCCATCGTCTTTTTTGCTCCAGCGCGCGTCGGCCCCGGCCTTCCCGGCGGTTTTCCGTTGATCGACGATCCCTTGCGCGTTGCTTAGTTCCTGGTCGATCCGCTTATGGCGGAAGGTGTCGCCCGCGCGATGGAAAAACCCCATCAGAACCGGACGCGCCCGCTTCCACTCCGCGCGTTCCATTCTAGCGATGGCGCGCAGTCTTTTTTCGTCGGCGGGCAGCGCACCGCCGCTTGTCCACGCCTGCATGAGCAGCAGCAGGTAGCCGCCGTGCTCCGCCGCCGTGAGGTGTCCGGTATCGCGCAGATAATCGCCGACATAGAGCGGCATCCAGGTATCTGAACGGGTCGCCATCAAAACTCTCCCTCTTCGACATCATCCCACCGCCCGACAGGCGGGGCCGTCATCAGCGACATCTGCCGGGCGGCCGCGTCCTCGCGCCATTCCGTCAGCAGCATGCGCGGGCCGTTGAAGCGCAGCTTGACCGGCGATCCGGTCGGGCCGAACCGGCGCTTGAGCGCGATGAACTCGGCGACGTCGCGCACCTTGGCGCGCTCCTGCTCCCAGGCGCTCTGCGCGTCGGCCAGCTTTTCCTTGCTCTGCCCCGACGGAAGCCGGGGCTGCTCCATCGGCATGTAGAGTTCCGGCCGATGCAGCGCGAACACGCCATCTGCCGCCTGGCCGCCGTCATACGGCAGGTCATCGAGCGTCGGGCGCACTGGCATATCGCCAGACTTCGTCTTGTTGATCTGCGCCAGCGCGATCACCGGACAGTTCGTCGCTTTCGCCAGCGCCTTGAGCTGGTAGCCAAGATACGGCACCCATTCCGGCAACTGCATGCGTGACTGCTCGCGCCCGCGGCGGACCAGCTCGCGATAGTCGATGCAGATCAGCCGCGTGTGCTTCTGCCGCTTCACCGCACGAGCCCGCATGACCAGCGCTGGCAGGTCCATCTCCGACGCGTCGTCGATCTCGATCGGCAGGCTTCCGAGTTCCTTCGCGTCGACCGCGAACTGCTTCCAGGCCGCGCCTGACGCCATCTGGATCGCTTCGTCGTCGTGACGAAAGGCGGGACCGATCTGACCGCCGCGGATCTGGTCGGCCGAGAGGTCGGTGACGCTTGCCAGGTTGATCGTCAGCAGGTCTTCAGCGGTCATTTCGAGCGAGAACACATGCACGTGCCCGGACGGCTTGCCGGTCGTCGCCGCCTCGTCGCGCAGCGTGCGGGCGACATTGCGCGCGATCTGCATCATGAACGGCGTCTTTCCGGTTCGGCTTCGCGCCATGACGTAGTAGAGCTGGCCGGGCCACAGCCCGTTCCAGACGGCGTCGACAGGGCCGATGCCGGTGTCGAGGCGCCGTTCGCCAGGCGAGCCCTTCCAGGCGGCCAGGGCACGCTGCACCGCCCGTTCGGCGGCCGTGGCAAAGTCGGTGCCCCGGTTGGCCGCAGCGTTGCCGCCCAGCGCCAGCACCGCCTCGGCGGCGTTGTCGACCATCTTCGTCACGTCAGCGCCGGGTTCCTCGCCAAACGCCGCGTTGGCAATGTCCTCGCTGACGTTGATGAGCTGGCGCCGCATCCACGTGTCGTAGATCGTCTTGGCGTAGGTGCCGGTCGTCATCCAGCCGATGTTGGCGTTCAACAGTTGCGCCAGGTAATTCGTGCCGCCGACGTCATCGAGCACGCCAGTATTCTCGAAGTCGCTCTTCAGCGTCACCGCGTCGGCAAGCTGGCCGGCGGCGATGCGATCCATCGCGCGCTGGAAAATATACGCATGGATCGGATCGGCGAAATGCTCCGCGCGCAGGAACTGGCAGAGATCCGCCGTCTTTGCGTTGTTCGACAGCAACGAGCCTAGCAGCGCCTGCTCCGCCATCAGGTTGGACGGTGGCACGCGCGGGGCGGCGCCGAAGATCGGCGTCTCTCCGCGAAATGGAGCGTTATCGGGCATCGACGCCGGCAAGCGCCGCCATCTGGCGGATCGCGCTAATCGTGCCGTCGATCTCCGCCGCCTTGTCAGCTTCTGTCACGTCGGGCGCGGCGAGGATCTGGCCGACGGCGGCGAGGAAGTATCGCCGCTCGACGTCGAACACGGCGGCTTGCGGAACCGGGGCTTCAGCACGCGCATTCCGGCACGGCTGATACATGCAGTCTTCGTGTCGCTGGCACGAACCGATTGAGCAACTGCGCCACGCGGCAGGCGCGGCGGGCGGGCGGACGAACGCGATGATGTTCTGCATGATGAACTTTCAGACCCCCGCGAGGATCAGCGACGTCGTCGGGCGGGTCGCGCCGACGTAGCAAAGCTGTTGCGTCTCCAGCGGATTGTCCCGCGCCCGCTGGCGAATGTCCGGCACATCGAGGAACGTGTGCTTGTGCGTCTCGCCCTGCGCGGTGTGCACCGTCCGCGCGTAGACCGCCTGGAAGCGGGCGAAGAACTGCTTCATCACGTGCAGGTCGAGCCATCGGCCGCCGGCGCGATCCGCCTCGGCCCTGATCCGGTTCAGCGCCGCCTCGTAGGCATGCGTGGCGCGCACCATCTGCGCGTCGAATGTCGTCTCGTCATCGCGCCGCAGCGTCATCTTCCACGTCGGGATCGTCTGCGACCATGCCGGCACGTCCTGACGTTTCTCCACCGTCCAGACGTATTCGTCGTGCTCGATCTCAGTGACGACCGCTTCCTCGTTGGTGTTGGCGATGATCTGCTCGTCATCGACGATCGGCGCCCGCAGAAGCGCCCGCTCACCCGGCACGAACGGCGTCAGCAGGTTGTCGCCATACAGCCAGCCGCGCACCTTGGCGTTGACGTCGGCAACGCGCCGGTTGGTCCAGGCGAGATAGCGGAACGACGTCGGATCGGCAGCAAACTCAGCCGAGGTGAACGCTTTCTGCATCCAGCGGTGCAGCGCATCGCCGGGAAGGTATACGCCGCCCTGCTCCGTCCTGACGGCGCGGCACCACGACCAGTCGATCGGACCGCCCTGCTGCATGCGGATCTGGTGCGCCGCGGCGATGATCGGATTATCGGCGGCCTGACGGACGATGGTGTCGAGGTGGCTGCGGCTGGTGGTGGCGAACGTCTCGCTCGCGTCTTCACCGACCGGGGGAAGCTGCGCCGGGTCGCCAGAGTAGAGCAGCCCGCGGCCAATCAGGTGCACGCGGATATGGTCCATCACGTCGGACGACACCATGGAGCACTCATCAAGCAGGATGACGTCGGCCTCGATCGGCTCTGCGTTCTTGCGGCGCACGAAGACCAGCCGGTCGCCACGCGGTTTCGGCGACAGGCTCAACAGCCGGGCCAGTGTGAGGCAGGGGATCTCGATGCCCGCCATGCGCATCTTCTTGGCGAGCACACTGACCGCCTGGTGCGTCGGCGCACACATCACGACCTCCAGCTTGCGCGCCAGGACGATGATCGCCACCACCTGCACCACCACGGTCTTGCCGACGCCGGCATATCCGGTCAGCAGATGGATGCGATGTTTCTTGATCGCGTCGAGGATTTCGCCAACGGCGCGGAACTGCCCGGCATTGAGCACCACGCCCAGAACCTTCGCCGCTTTGGTGATCTCGTCAGTCATCGCGGTCATCACGCACACGCGACTGCGCGCCCGAAGCGCGTTCGATCGCCGGATGATGCGCGGCGCACCACGCCTGTAATGGCACATCTCGCACCGGGCGCGCGGGACGCCCCGCGCATGCCTCTCCGGGGTGTGCCTCTGCGCCCGGTGCGCACCCGATCCAATCGTCCGACCCGCAGACGCAGCAGCAGATCAGCACGCTATGCGCCTGACCGCCGGGTGAAGTCCCGCTTGAACGGTGGCTGGCCTAGATGCTCCAGCCGTTCATTCACCGCCGGCAGGTCGTCCCATGTGCGGAAGTTGATGCCGCGCTCGCTCGCCCAGCGCCGGATCTGCTCGAAGTCCATGCCAACCGGTTCGCGGCCAGCGCCCAGCGAGGCGGCAACCCGGCGGATCGTGTCCATGCGGTTCGCCGGGGGGGCGGTGGCTGGCGCGACCGGCTTATCATCGTCAGGCCGCTTCAGGCCCATCTTCCCCGCCTGGTGGCCGATCATCTCGATTGTCACCGGCAGGCCCGGCACCGCCCGCAACTTCTGGTATATTTCAGCGACCGGCGTGCCCTTCGGCCATTCGTCGGCGATGACGCGGTTGCGCGCTGGGGTGAACGTCTTCCCGACGATAGTCTTGCCTTCGCTGGTCGTTTCGGCGGGTGGCGCGACGGCCGGCGCGGGCGCGTTCACCAGGGGCGGCGAAACCGGATTGCCGCGCCTGGGCGGCGGGGCGAGCGCGACGTTGCCCGCCGTGTAGATCATCAGCGCCGCGTCGACCGCGGCCAGACAACGCTCCAGCGATTTCTTTTCAGCCAGTAAATGCGAAATGAACGCCTGACGTTCAGCAGCGAGTTCACCGCTTTCCATCAACCGGCCTTCCTGGTTTTCGGTCGGTCGGCGCGGATGCCCATCTCGAACGCCCAGCCCACAGCGGCATCACGCGCGTTGTTGTCGGTGATGTCCCAGCCCCGCGCGACCACCCACGGCTTGACGATCGCCTCCTTGACGTCGATCCGGTCGTCGCTTTCCGCCTCGGTCACGCGGCAGCGCCCGCACACCTGCGCCCGCAATGTCTGCGCCGAGCGGCGACGGAACTCGCGCGCCCACCGCCACGTGACGGCCTCGGCCACGCCCGACAGACAGATCAGCAGCTCCGCCGTATGTGCACTGCCGACGGCGCCAGCAGCCATCGGCGCCTCAATGCCGACGACTGCTGGCTGATACTCAAAGATGGCGTCGGCCAGTTCGTTTTCGAACGCGGCCAGTCGCGCGCCAAGCGTGACGCTGACGCCTGACGGTAACTGCCACACGCCCCACACCGGTCCAGCTTCGACATTGGCCAGCGTCCCATAACAAAAACCGGTCCTGGTGCTTATGTCGAGAAAAAGCACCCCTCCTTTCTCGACCGCCAGCGCCTCGACCATTCAGTGCGCCGCCGCCGCGACATCCTGTTCAACGCTGGGCGCACGCCGCGCGCGGCTGGTCGATGCGGGCTTGGTTTTCTCGGCGTCCGGCTTGCGTGCCACGCGGTCGGCATGGCCGTCGTGCCAGCCCTCCAGCCACTTCACATGTGCCTCGGTGCCGGGCGGAACCCGGCAGGCGCCCTTGTCGCCGCCGGCCAGGCCGGTGTTGTAGCCGTCGGCATGCGCGCGGGCGAGGTTGAGGCGTTCCGCGGCTACCGGCGACGGCTTGGCAACCACCGCTTTCAGACCAGCGGCAAAACTGCCCTGCCCGGTCTCACTGAAATCGATGATTTCCAGGATCGCGAGGTACTCGGTTTCCATCCGGACCTGCGCGGCGACGACGTCGGGATCTTTCTGCGCCAGCGCGTAGGCGCGCTTGATGCCTTTAGACTGCACACCGAGTTTCTCAAACCGGGCGAAGCTAACCGCGATGCGCTGGCCAATGCGCGCGATGTCGCCGCGCATCGAGGCATAGTCGGTGTAGCAGGCCGCGATGTCGTCGGGATTGACGTTGGTGACCGCCGTCACTTCCCGTTTCGGCCGCCCCGGCTTGCGCGCCGCGCCGTCCGTTGTTTTCGTTCTTCCCACTTGAATACTCCAGAATAAGGAGCCAGCGACCGGCCGGCGCGGTGATCAGACGCAGGCGCGGATGGTCGAAGTCACAATTTCGTTATCGCGGTCGGCCATGCGGGTCAGGCGGCGGCGGCGGCGGCGCGCTCTGCGGGCGTCGATTGGTTGACGAAGTCCTCGGCAGTGACTTCGCCATTTGTGGCCTGGCGGATCCGCCGGAGATTGATCCGGTTGGGAAATCGAATGCCGTGCCGATAGTTGTGAACGGTTTGTTTCGACGGGATTCCCGCCAACACAGCGAACTCCGCCGACGTCAGCTTGTTCGTGCGCAAATACTCATCGAGCGTCATGGCATGCAGGGTAACGGTATCGGTTACCCATAGTCAACGGTTTGGGTAATGACCGCCAAGAAGTTTCGGGTGATAACTCGCGAGATGACTAGGACGCCTAAAAAACCCGCCGGCCCGCCGCCCAACCGACTGGCCGAGTGGATGCACAAACAGCACATCGACGATCCGTCGCTGGCGGCCGCGGTTGACACGAACAAGCAGCAGATATGGAAGTTGCGGACAGGAAAAGCGCGATTGACCGCGCGCTGGGCCGAGCGTCTGGCGCCGCACATCGGGGTTGACTGGCCGCTGCTGATGAACCCCGCCACACCCGAGGCGCGGGCTTTTGCTCCGACACGCGCCGATGTCGACCTCGGCATTCTGGGAAAGATCGGTCGCCGTATCGTCTGGGGCCGGACGTATCGCGGCTACACCCGCGCTGTCGCGGCAGAGCGGTTCGATATCCCAGTGAACCGACTGGCCGCTCTAGAGGCCGGCGCCGAGACGATGACGATCTACGAGGCCATCACAATCACAACAAAGCTTCAGCTTACAACTGACTTTCTGCTCCGTGGGCAGATCGGCTCCCTGCCGTTCGACGTGGGGGAGGACTACCGCACGGACCACCCTAGCCTATCAGCGCACCAGCAAGACACGGCCTAGCGCACGGGCACGGTTCCGGTCGTTCACACAGCATCTCGAACGCGGGGTTTCCCCCTTTTGCCCAGCCGGCAGACGCATGGCTGTCGCCATTATGTTGACTATGGTCATCGATGTGGTTACCAGCGATAGCAACAGACCCGAGGCGGCGGCGATGCGAAAGAGCGATTTCCAAGGAAGTCCCCCATCCATGTCGGTGTCACGTGACTGTGATAATTGCGCTGAACGAGAGTGGGTTGGCAAGATGAATATCGACCTTCATGGGCCTCGTCGCCTCGACCGGCGCATCCTTGGCGTCGGTGAACATCTCTCCATGATGCTCGCAACCGGCGAGATCGCCGGGGCGCCGGCCCAGGCCATTCGTGAACTGCAAGAAATGCCGCTCGCTTTGCTGGATTTGGCGGGTGACGCTACCGTTTTGCTGCAAAGTCGTCGGCAAGTGGCTGTCCCAACCGTGCTGGCTCTTTCGTGCGCAGCCGGCGCCCTGCTTTTCGCCGGCGCGCAGTCGATCGGCTTCGGCGAATCGGCACTCGGCAGCGGCGAACTCGTCGTCGCGGCGGCATTGGCGATCTGGGCCTCCACTGGTCCGTAACTGATCCGCCACTAATCCCCGGGAACAACGTTATTTGACGGACCGACGTATTGACGTACTGATTTATTGCCGCCAATCATGGTGGGTTATTTACGTCATGACGGAAATAGCTATTAGCGTCAAACGAAGGGCTCCCTCCATGAAGCGCCGTGCGGCAGAACCTGCCGTCTACACCACCCTGACGCGGGTCAGCGGTGACGATACCGACGAACTGGACGTGGTGATCGCGTTCGAGGTCACCCGTTACAGCCCCGGTTGCCCAGCTTGTTACTACCAAAGGAACGGCGATCCGGGCTGGCCGGCCGAAGCGGCGGAATACGAGACGGCCATCACAGGCATCTCTCTCGACGGCGCGGTCGATGCTGGCGTCGAGCCGCTGACCGACGCCGAAGTGGCGACGCTTACCGCATGGTTCGAAAGCGACAAGGCGCACGACGCCACCGATGACGCGGTCCGCGAATATTACGACGACGCATATGACCGTTATTGCGACGAACAGATGGAAAGAAGCCTCTAATATGTCGGAAACACTGGAACGCGCTGTCGGCGACGCGCTGAGCGTGGTTGACCTCGCGGGGCACTGCTCCGCGCTGGCCGCGCTGGTCTCCCCGTCCGCCTATGTGTCGCTCAACGTTGCGACGTCCACGAAAGACGCCTATCTCGGGATCTATCCGAGCGGGATGTCCGCGCCAGATTACCATCATTTCCGTGGCGAGACGTGGCAGCAGGCGCTCGATAGCGCCTACGTCTGGGCACGCGACTACGGCGCAGTGCACCGCGCCACGGTGATCCGCACCATGGCGCTGGCGATCATCGACCTGACCGACGAATACGGCACCTGCTCCGCTGGTCTGCTCGCTGGACGGAAGTTTGCCCACGCCGACATCACCAGCTTCGCCAAGGCCGCCTGCGCGCGGGCCAGCGAGATGACCGGCAACACGCCGTTTGTCGTCCAGGGAATAATACCTTGATCACCACCGACATCCAGGAACACAGCCCTGAGTGGCATGCGATCCGCTCGCGCCATATCGGCGGGTCCGAGATCGCCGGCCTGTTCGGCGTCCAGGCGGAATACCAGATGTCCGCCTACACCCTGTTCATGGTCAAGTCCGGGCGCATCCCGCCGCCGCCGGTCGATCACTCCCCGGGCTCGCGCGTGTGGTTCGGCACGCGGCTGGAGGCGCAGATCGCGGGGATGGCCGCCGAGATTTACGGCTGGACCATCAGCAAGGGCGGCTACTGCATCGACGACACGACGCCCGGGATGGCCTGTTCCCTGGATTTCGTGATCGACGAACCCGGCGAGGAGGAGCGCTTGCTGGGGTTCAGCGGACCCGGCGTGCTCCAGATCAAGAACATCGACATGATCCAGCACAAGCGCGCCTGGAACAGCGACGAACCGCCCTATCCGGTGCTGCTGCAACTGCAGCACGAGATCGCCTGTCTCGGCGCATCCTGGGGCGTCATCGCCGGCATGGTCGGCGGCAACCAGCTTCCCGCCTACCGCTACGCCGCCCGCCCTCGGACGATCGCGCTGATCCGCGAGCGCGTCGGCGAGTTCTGGCAGCGCGTCGCCGATCAGCGCCCGCCCTCGGTCGACGGCTCGAACTCCACCGCCGAGGCACTCGCCGTGCTGTATCCGTCGCTGGAGGACAATCTGCCGATCGACCTGTCGAACGACAACGAAATGCCAGAGATCTGCGCCGGACTGCTGGTCGCCACCGCTGACCGCAAGAGCGCGGAGGCGAACGAGCAGAGCTACAAGAACCGGCTGGCAGAAAAGATGGCCGGGCACAAGCGGGCAATCTGCACCGGCTTTTCGATCAACGGCGTGTTCACCCAGGCCAATCCGGGCAAGCGCGCCGGCGACCTGCCGGCGGACGAGATCATCGGCAAACGCAAGGCGTCGGTCTGGTACAAGGTGAAGGAATATCTGGGGGTCGCCGCGTGAGCACCCTGGTCTGGGACACAGAAACAACAGGTCTGCCCGCGTACGACAAGCGCAGCAACGATCCCGCGCAGCCGCATCTGGTGCAGCTCGCGCTCGTTCTGCTGGACGACGCCGGCCGCGAGGTCGAGGCCGTCTCGGTGATCGTCCGCCCCGACGGCTGGACCATCCCGCCGGAGATGACCGCCATTCACGGCATCTCGCACGAGCAGGCGGTGGCCGAGGGCATCCCGGAGCGCGCGGCGGCGATGATGTTCGTCGCGATGCAGTCGGTGGCGCGGCTGCGCGTGGCCCACAATGAGACTTTTGACCGTCGCATCCTGCGCATCGCCATGACACGCGCCGGTATCGAGCGTGACATGATCGAAGCGATCGAGGCCCGCGCCTCGTACTGCACCTGCAACGCGGCCAAGCCCATCGTCAACCTGCCGCCGTCGCCGAGGATGCTGGCGCGCGGGATGAAGGGGCCGAAATCGCCGAAGCTGGCAGAATGCTATCTCCATTTCTTCGGCGAACCTCTGAGCGGGGCGCATGACGCGCTGATCGACGCAAGAGCGTGCGCCCGGCTTTACGGCGCGCTACAGCAACAAGGAGCAGCAGCTTGAGCGACGGACCACCGAACTGGGACGACATCCCGCCGGCTGACTATGGCCAGCCGTCCGGCGGCGGTGGCGGCAATCGGGGCGGCAAGAAGCCTCGCCCGCCCGCGATGACGGCGCAGGAGATGGCCACCGCCTCGGGCGACTTCTATGCGTGGCTCGGAACCGCCGCGACGCAGGCGCAGTTGAAGGTGGTCCTGCCCGATCACGTCGATCTGCCGCTGTTCATCGCGACCGCGAAGACCGCCGTTCTGACCAAGCCGCAGCTTCTGCGCGAGAACATGCGCCCGTCGCTGCTGGTGGCGATCATGAAGGCGGCCAGCCAGGGTCTGCTGCCCGACGGCAAGCAAGGCGCGCTGGTGCCGCGCTACGACAACGAGGCCGGCGGCTACATCGTCGCATGGCAACCGATGGTGCAGGGCATCATCAAACTCGGCCGGGAAACCGGCGCGATCAAGTCGATCCGCGCGATGATCGTCTTCCGCGGCGAGAACTTCCACGTCCTCGGCGGCGAGGAGGACCGGATCCAGCACGAAATCGATATCGACATCGTCGATGAAGCCTACGCAGCGCTGAACGGCGGGCGTGACAACCACGGCAACCCGATCGCCCGACCGGCGGAGTTTTTCGCCCGGGTGCGCGCCGCCTACTGCTTCATCACCGGGGTCGATGGGACCGTGACGCGGCGGTACATGCCGCACCAGCGCCTTGTCAGCCTATGGGAAAGCAGCAAGGCGGCGAACGGCCCGTGGAATTCGCGCTGGATCGACGAGATGATCCTGAAGGGCGTGATCCTTTACACGGCGAAATGGATCAACCTCGACAGCGAGAGCGCGCCGGCGAAGCGTTTCAACGCCGCGCTGATGACCGACATGGAGATCGATTTCGACCGCCAGGGCCAGCTTACTGCCCCGGTGGCGCAGCCGCAGGCCGCTCTCCCGGCACCCGGGGACAAGCTGTCGACGCTCGAAGACGCCATCATGGGGAGGGTGACGAACAAGACGGTCAAGCCGCGCGAGACGGTTGCCAGTGGGTCGAATAATCCCAGCGGGTCGAAGCCGGCGACCGCCAAGCCACGCGAACCGCCAGCCGGCGATACGGATTTCCTGCCGCGCGTGCTTGCCGTACTCGAGCGCGAGGGGAGCGGACGCGCCTGGATGAACGCGCTGACCGCCGCGACGATCGCCTGCCCGACAGCGGGCGAGCTGGGCGAGATCCGCAAGGCGGCGTCAGTGGTGGCCAACCTCAAGGACGCCCCGCCGGAGGTGCGCCCGCAGATCGCGGCACTGTTCGTCGCCGCCGCGCAGCGGCTGGCCGAACCGCAATCCGATGGCGCGGAGGACGGCGCCTGGAACGACCCCGCAGCAGAAATCAAAGGGAAAGCCGCCTGATGGCCAAGATCATCGTCCTGAAGATCGAGATCCCGGCCGACGACGACGTGCGGGTCGATGGCGTCAAGGGTGTCGTCCTGGGCGCGCTCCGCGCGCTCGGGAAGCGCCAGTCGGACCCCGGCGAAGGCCAGTCCACAATCGAACATGCGACGTTCTTCGATGCGGCGTCGGTCAAGTTCTGGACCCAACCGACGGCCGCCGAGAAGAAGAAGCCGAAAACGCCGGTGTGATGGCCGCCGCAATTTCGCGGCGGAATTAATTGTTGACGGACTGACGTGGCTACGCGAGGACGTCACACTATGAGCCAGACCAGAGTTGTCGCGTTTCTCAGCCAGAAGGGCGGCACGGGCAAGACAACCCTGGCGGTTCACACCGCCGTCGCCGCGCAAGAGGCCGGCAGGCGTGTCGTCCTGCTCGACACCGACCCGCAGAAATCCGCCGGCGCATGGCGCGACGCGCGCGGCGGTGCGGATCCGGTGGTGGCCACGGCCACAGCCTCCGAGATGGACCGGGTAATAGACGCGGCGATGGCCGACCGGATGGATCTGATCATTGTCGATACCGCGCCGCACGCCACACCCGATGCCGCCAGCATCGCCCGCAGGGCGCATCTCGTGCTGATCCCATGCCGGCCTAGCGCCTTCGACCTTGCCGCCGCCGGCAGCGCCGTGGCGATCGTCAAGGCCGCTGGGGTCTCCGCGGCCTTCGTGCTGTCCGCATGTCCCTTCCGGGCGCCGGAGATCGCCGAGGCGCGGAAGGCATTGAAGCGTTACGGCATTCCGGTGGCGCGTGCCGAGATAACCGAGCGACGGGCGTTCGCGCGCGCGGTGGCAAGCGGGCGAGCGGTCACCGAATTTGAAGCCGACGGCCGGGCCGCAGCCGAAATACGCGCGTTGTGGAAGTGGATGGAGAAGGAATTGCGGACTTGACCACGAAACCGAAACCGACCGGGCTGGCGAGCTTCACCACTCTCAAGCCGGTGCCGAAGCAGGCCGCCGAAGCGGCTGGCGCGCGCAAAAAGCGAGGGCAGGGGGCGACCGTCTCCCTGACTGTGCGGGTGGCGCGGGCCGACTGGGTGCGCCTGCGCCAGCTTGCCGATGCCGAGGGCACCTCGGTTCAGGAGATTACCATGGAAGGTTTCACAAAAGTCATGGTCGCACGCGGATTGCCGCCGATTGAAGGCTTGTGACGTCGTGACGTGGTGACGGATTAGCGTCATGGCGCTTTGGCGTTCTTGGGTTTCCTGGCGGGTCGGGTGGCCGGCTCCTTGAAAACCAGGCCGCGCCCGACTTGCTGGCGCAGTAGCATGAGCTGCTGCGCGTCTTCGATAGACGCCACCAAGATCAAGTCGGCGTCTGGCGGCAAGAGCGCTTCGACGGCCCGACGGATCGATGCCTTGCCGCGTGCTGTCTTGCACCCCTCTGCGATCGCGGCATCGGCCAGACCAGGATCCATCGTCTCGATCATGATCAGCGCCGCAAATTTGTTAGGCATTTAGGTAATTCCCTTGCGCAAAAAGCCACCCGCGGATTTAGGTCTATGGTTCGGCCCGGGAAATGTGCTCCGGGCGCAACGGGCCGGCTTCGGTCAGCGCCTGATGCGCCACTTGAAGCGTACGGATGATCTCGCCCACCATCGCTGGCGTCGGTAGATCGCTGACCAGAAGGGAAAAATACTCGCCGCCGCACAGTGTGCCGCGCAGCATCTCATGCGACGGGAACGATTGTCCTCTGCTATCTTCACGAGCGTCTAACATTGGCAATATCTACCCAAAGTTGTATTTCATGATTCTTTCTTACTCATAAGTGATATCGATAGTACCGCAGTTCCACTGCTTAGGCTGTAAAAGCCCGGTGAAACATGACAACCGTCAAATGACGGATCTTTGGGAGGCGCGACGTTACCGTCTTTGTCAGCCGCCGGCAAAGATGATCCAGTTGTCGACCTGCACCGGCGGCATATTCTGCGACGCGCCGGTCAACCCCGAGGTGACGGTGGTCGTGACCGTCGCCGAAAGCGAGATCCCGGTGTAGCCGGTCGCGGTGGCAAGCGTGCTGCTCGATGGCGCGCTGGTGGTGGCATCCAGGCCCGAGGTGTGCCCGCCGGTCGCCGCGGTGGCGGTGATGGTGTTGTGGACGTGCCCGGGGTCGGTGACCGCGACGTTCGGTGTGCTGGTGGCGGTCAGCGTATCCTGCTGGGCGTTCTGGCTTCCGCCGGTGGAGCCGACGACAATCGCATTGACCCCTGACACCGCGTTGGTGACGTTGCCAGCGGCAGACCCGCCCATGTTGTCGGCGCCGATCGACGCGCGGCCGCGCTTGTCGGGCACATTGAAGCTGCTCGACCCGTCGCCGTTGCCGTAGGCGGTGCCGATGGCGGCGAACAGCGGCGCGTAGGCGGTGCGTGAAACCGCCTGGCCGTAGCAGAGCAGCCAGCCAGCCGGCGCCGTCGTACCGCCGTAGGCCATCTGCACGCCGACCGGCACCCCGCCCAGCGTCGCCTCATACTGCGACAGAGCCGCCAGGATAGCGCTTTGCGGCGAGACCACGTTGTCGATGGTCCAGAACGGATTGGTCGGCGGGTCCGTATCGGTCGCTGGCGCCAGGACAAACTTGTAGGCCAGCGTCGGGTCCAGCCACATGCCACAGGACGAGCCGGTGGCGGACGGCGCCACTTCGCCGCGGGCGTTGAGCACGATCGGGTCGGGCAGGGCGGTGCCACCCGATGCGTCGGTGAATGGCGGCTGCTTCGTCACCGTGCCGGAGGCATAGACGAAGAGCAGGCCGCCCGAGAGCGGATTGCCGCTGTTGTCGGTGTATTGTTGTACTGGCGCGGGGGCGAGGATCATCGTGGTCATGGTTGCATGTCCATCAGGTAGCCGGCGGCGTGAAATGCCCCGAGGTGGTCCCGGACCTTCTGTCCGATGTCGGTGCGAAACATCCGGTTCGGAAAGCGGATATGGTCGATGGTGCCGTAGACCCGCTCCTGGGCCTTGCCGACCGTCTTGCCGAGGCCGGTCGCCACCAGCACGTATTCGCCGGCGGTCTGATAGGTCGGCCGCTCGACCACGCGGCCGTCCTCCATCACCGGGCCTTTGCCCATCATCGCCTCGACCAGATGCACATCGGCCAGCACGTCCTCGACGCCGGCGATCGGCACCCCCTCGACCAGTTCCGGTGGCGAATTGTTGTAAGGGTATCGCGGCTGCGCCATGACCACGCCGATCGCCACGTCGTTTGAGACTTTCAGCGTGTCTTTGCCGGCGAGCAAATCCCGCATCCACTTGGCCGGGTCGCCGCGGTGCGATGCCGACTGGATCCACCACGCGGGGTAACCGCAACGGGCGGTAAATTCGAGCGGCCACGCCTTGCCCTTCTTGTCGAGCATGGCGCCGATGGCGAAGTCGCCGCGATGGCCGAGGGTGCGCAGGATCGCCTCGAACGGCAGCAGCATTTCTTCGGCGAGCTTGTCGCGGGTGCAGTATTGCGTCACCGAACCCTGCTCTCCCGTGGCAGGCCCGACGTCTTCATTCATCAGGGGCTTGTGCTCGATACAGACCTGGAATTTCTCCGGCAGAAACCCCTCCGGCCCCATCCAGCCCGACACGCCGATCTCTTCCAGCCGGTCGACCTTCTCTTGCAGCATGCACGGGCCTTTGAGCTGCTTGCCTATCCCGATCTGCCGGCGCAGCCAGCCGACCATATCGGCCGGGTCTTTGGCGACGTAGGTCAGGGTTTTATCCGGCTCTGAACCGAGCGGTTTGTGCGCCCAGGCGCGGTCTGACTTGCGCGCGAATGCCTCGGCGTCCTCCAGGCTGTTGAAGGTCTGGTAGGGCGGAATATCGATGCCGACCGCCCGCATCGCCTCCATGCCCGCCGCGCGGTCAATTTCGAGGCGGGCGGATGCCACCGTCGGCGAGAAAACCTTGAAGCCGAAATCGGTCCGGTAGCGATCCAGCTCCCAGAGATAGCGGTTGTTCGCCGTGTTGAAGATCAGCCCGTCTTTCGCCCAGGCCATGTGCGGCTTGTAGTCGTCGACCAGGGTTATACCGGCGATGCCCTCGGCGTAGCGGGTCGGCTTTGCAGAGTAGCGGAACAGCCTGACCTCATGGCCGGCGGCAACGCATCGCATGCAGAAGTCGAGGCCAACCGCGTCAGCGTCGATGACAAGGACGCGCACTAGCTGACTACCCCGTAATCGAACTTGCCGAGGAACAACGCCACCAGATGCTCGACCAGGCAGGCTTGCCTGTGCTGGACACGATACGGCGCGCCCGGGTCGTCGCCCGGCTCGTCATCGGGGCCGTGCTTGCCAACTTCGCGCTCCGCCTCGAACAAGTTGTCGAAC